CAAATGCAAGTGGAACTGTTGCTTTAACAAGTAATATAATAACAAATAATAATCAAATTACAAACGGTGAAGGTTATATTTCATCATTTGATATTACTGCTCAAACAGATAGTAAATATCTTAGAAGTAATGCTAATGATACTGCAACTGGTATTATATCAATCACAAACTCAACTGCTTCAACATCCAAAACAACTGGAGCACTTAAAGTAACCGGTGGTGTTGGTATTAGTGGAGCATTAAACGTAGGTGGAGATGTTGTAGCATTCGCTTCTTCGGATGAAAGATTAAAAGATAATATAGAACTTATCTCTAATCCAATTGAAAAAGTACAATCATTAAGAGGTGTAACATGGGATTGGAACTCAAACGCTGATATATTACAACAAACATTACCAAATGTTGGTGTAATTGCACAAGATGTTGAGAAAGTTCTTCCTCAGTTAGTAATTGATAGAGATAATGGATTTAAGGGTGTAGATTATGCTAAACTAACAGGTTTACTTATCGAAGCAGTTAAAGACCAACAAAAACAAATTGATGAATTGAAGAGTAAACTTTCTTAAATAAGAAACTTACTTAACAATTCAAATTTTTATAAACTTACAAATTACATATATATCTTTATATAAAGGTCGTGTATATTGTGGGCAGGACTGTAATTTTATTAATTAGGAAAATATTGTCATATATATGGCTCAAGTAGTTAAGCTTAAAAGAACCTCAGTAGAGGGTAGGAAACCAACAACATCTAATATTGAATTAGGTGAATTGGCAATCAATACATTCGATGGTAAAATTTATTTCGAAAAAGATAATGGATCACCATCCATAATTGAAGTCTCCACAGAACAATCGTATTACCACTATACTTCTTCATTTGATTCACGATACGTTAACCTCACAGGTAACGAATCAATTGCAGGTAACAAAACCTTTTCAAACAACGTAATAATATCAGGTGACCTATCCGTAGAGGGTACTACAACAACAATAGACTCTACTACTGTTAATATAGGAGATAATACCTTAGAACTTAACTATGGTGGTTCACAAACATCAGGAGGTATCTTAGTTAAAGATGCAACCGGTAGTTCAACCGTAAGTGGTTCTTTATTATGGGATTCAACAAACGATTATTGGAAATTAGGTAAATTAGGTTCTGAATCAGAAGTAATTATAGCTTCCAATATTGTAGAAAACCTACCAACAGGAACAGTTAGTGGTTCTTCACAAATATCACTTAGTGGATTTAATACTTCACAATTATCCGAAAATACAAACCTTTATTACACAGATACACGAGTAAAAGCAAAATTAAATACTGAATCAGTACTAAGTGGTAGTAATTTAGATGGAATGACCGTTAGTGGTTCATTTAGTGGTTCTTTCCAAGGAGATGGTAGTGATTTAACAGGATTATCAGTAGACCAAGTTGCAACTGTAACAGATACGTTTACTGATGTAACTTCTAAAGTAGTAACTCACAACTTTGGTACTAAAAATGTAATAGTAACAGTATATGGTGATGATGATGGTTATTTTATACCAAATTCAATTGTAACAACGAATACTAATCAAGTAACTGTAACATTTGCATCAACCGAAAGTGGTAGGATAGTAGTTGCAAAAGGTGGACATGTTGTACAAGGAGTTTCTTCCGATTCAAATCTATTAGATGGTGAAGATGGAACACATTACCTAAATTATGGTAATTTTACAAGTGTTCCAAGTGGAATCGTAAGTGGTTCTTCACAAATAACAGATTTAACTACTCATAAAGAAACAGTTAGTGGAGCATCTTCATATGTAATAGACCACAACTTAAATGAACAATATCCAATAGTACAATGTTGGAATACTTCAACTTCACAACAAGAACAAGCAGAATCAGTAACAACAAACTCAGTAAACAGAGTAACTGTTGTATTCTCAACTACATTTGCAGGAAAAATAATAGTAAAAAAATAATTCATGGTATACGATGTGTATTATACTACTGGTGGAGGACCTTGGGTAAATGCTGGTACTGATACGTGGATAAATCTATGGATGGAACTAATTGTTCCTAAATTAGATGTAAAACCTATTCTACTTTTACATAGAAACAAACCAAAAGGACATGAAGATTATGAATTTCCAATAGAAGCACATTGGCATGGGGATGATATCGATAAATTTGAAGAATTATGTAATGGTGCACGTAGAATCAATATATTACATGGACATTATACTCCAATGAAAGTAATAGTAGAGAATAAAGATAAAATACATTCAAACATACTACATAACTCAGTAGATCATATAATAAAATCATCATTTGGAAATGATAGTTCATTTATACAACATCCTTATATGGATTCCAATTGGGAAACCGAAATTAATGATGTATCCAAACACTCCATATGGGTAGGTTTATTTGATATATTGATAAAAAACAAAAATATACCTAATTTTTATGAATTTAAACAAAACTTACAATTAAGTGATTCTAAAAGAATTGGATTCGCAGCAAGAAGTGAAGGTAGAAAAAACCCTCGTTACTTAGATGGACTTCCATCATATGTATTTACCAATTCAAGTGAATTTAATATTCTTTGGAAAAACGGATTAAAAATGGATACTCGTAAAATGAAAACTTATCACTATAAGTCTGAATTTAAAGATACATTCTATAATATGGATTGGGGTATATCACATTCGTGTTTTAACAATGAACCATTTGGATATGGTATATTTGAAGCAGTGGATTATGGTAAATTGCCAATTTTACACAAAACTTGGTGTAAGAATTTCCATTATCCTTACCGTGCATCAACTAAAAAAGAATTCGGTGATATTTATACACAGTTAATCGATACTCCTTATGAAGAAAAGAATAAATGGTTTTTATCTTTAAAGTCATATATGGAAGAAAATTTCACAGATAAGGATAAGTGGATAGACGAATTAGTTTATATTTATAATATATAGGAAACAACAACATGGCAAGAAGTTCAGGAGATACACTTAGTTTAAATAATTTAGCAGGAGCAACCGGTATTACACAGGGTGCAAATGTATCATTGAATGCAATAAATAGTTCAGCAGGAACTATTGTAAGTTTAGATAATTATGGTATTGATGCCGTGAATTCAACATTAGGTGGATATACATATGCAGTAGAAGCTACAAATGAAACTTATGATATGAGTTTTACCGGAGCTGGTTCTAAGTTTGGATCAATCTCATCAAGACATCAAAATTTCACATGGACAGTTTCTCCAACTTTTAATTCAGATGGAAATACTGCTGGTTTTTTGAGTATAGCAGCAAATCAAGATTTAAGTGCCGTAATTACAGTTGGTTCACTAAATCCACAAGGGGCAGGTGGTCAAACAACTTTATTAGGTGCACAATCACATACACTTAATGGAAAATTACACGATGGTTATAATGACCATGCAACACGATATAATACAAATATACCAAAAACTGTTCATGCAGTTGATTCATACGATGGAAACTCAACAGCATTATGTTTAACGGTAGATTCACCTGTAACACTTTCAGATGGTACTATTATAGAAGTTGGAGATTTAGAAGAAGGAGATGAGTTGAGAGGATTTTCAATCGGAGGATTGGGAACGGATGAAAGTACATTCCTAGATTGGTCAGCTGAATCATTAACAACATCTGCACAGAATGTATCTGTTCAAAACTTAGTATATTCATTCGCTAATAGATATTATAATATAAACGATGGTGAAGTAACTGCAACTGCAGAACACCCAATGTTGGTTAAGGATGGAAGTGATAGTGAATATAGATTCAAAGAAATGATGAACATTGATACAAATGATAAATTAATTAAAGAAGTATCTGGTGTTATTAGTGAAATTGATGTTACTTCTATTGTTGCTGTTAATTCAACAACAGAAATAGTTTCAATTGATGTTGAAACAAATGATACATATTTAGTTAATGGATATATTACTCATAATAAAGGAGGAAATTCACATTCGGATGAAACAGCTGGTAATGCACCAACTACATTAGCATGGACAAATGGTACTCTTAAATTATCTTGGGTAGGTGATGGTACAAATGATGTATATGATGTACAAATAGATAACAATTCAGATTTTTCTTCTCCATTAGTTAGTGAAACATTATGGTCAAACGTATTTTTACAAACTACAGAAATAGGAGATTCATTTGATATTGGAACAGGTACTAGATATGCAAGAGTAAGACAATACTCAACAAATGGGTTATTAAGTAACTACTCAAGTGTATTAACATTTACAGTTAGTTAGAAATATTTTTAACGTTTCAGAAAAATCTATATATTTATATATATTACATAACAATTCACAAAAATAAAAAAAGATGGCGAAAGCACTTAAGTTTACAGAAGAAGAAGTACAATCAATACAAGATTTAAGACAAGATGTTGCAAATACATTCACGAGATTGGGACAATTGGCAATAGAAAAGAAAAGAAGAATCGATGAACTTGATGTAGTTGAACAAGATTTGTTAAATCAACATTCTAGTTTAGTACAGAAAGAACAAGAACTATTCAAAGGTTTAAATGACATATATGGAGATGGAAATTATGATCCAGAAACCAATACATTTACACCAACCGAAGAAAAAGAAGAAGTTTTAGAAAAAACTGAGGTATAAATTATATTTTAGACAAATTAGATTATACTTATATAAGAGTATCAACATTCAACAACATTAACAAGGAGTAAAATAACATGGCAGAAAAAATTGTATCACCTGGGGTATTTACGAGAGAAAATGACCTTTCTTTCTTATCACAAGGAGTTGGAGAAATCGGAGCAGCTGTAATAGGACCTTTTCACAAGGGACCAGCATTCGTACCAACCGTTGTTAACACCCAATCGGAATTCGAACAAATTTTCGGTACACCTGATGGTTCATACTATACAGGATATACCGTACAAAACTATCTTAGAGAAGCAGGAACAGTAACTATTGTTCGTGTTGGTCATCAAGGTGGTTATACACAAACAGCACCAGTTGCTATCGTAAGTGTCGATGATGCTTCTAATAGTCAAATATTAGGAACATTATTCGAAACACACAATGGAACTGGAACATTAACAGGTTCAACATTAGTTGCATCTGTATCAGCTTCGGCATTTGAAATAACTCTAGTAGGTGAATCTGGTATATCAGCTTCTATCAATCCAGCAGATGGAAATGATTTAGGTGATGTATTTGGTGTTAACCCAAGAGGAACTAAAGATGGATACGTTTATAACTACTTTGAGAAAGCATCAGCTGATGCAGTTGCAAGTGGACAAACACAAGTATCTATTATTACACTAGCAGACCAAGCGTTTACTACTGATGTACAACATTCTTCAACACCATGGATACAATCTCAATTAGTATCTGGTGAAAGAAGTAATTTATTTAAATTACATACTATCGGTGATGGTACTGTATATAATAAAGAATACAAAGTATCTATATTCAATGTAAAAGCAGCAGGTTCATCTAATGCAACCGATTACGCTACTTTCTCATTAATGATTAGAGGATTTGTAGATACCGATAAGAGAAAATCAGTATTAGAAACATATAATAACTTGAACTTAGACCCAGCTTCTCCTAATTACATCAAAAAAGTAATTGGTGATAGAAACTTGGTAATAGATGCAAATGGAAAACAAACTGAAAATGGTGATTACCCTAATCGTTCTAAATTCGTAAGAGTTGAAACGGTTGCTGAAGGTTCTCATCCTATCGTTGCTGGACCATTTGGACATGCTAAATATTACAATCCAATTTTCGTTGGTGATGTTGGTTCACATGGTTTAGGTGAATCTATTATACCATCTGTATTATTTGCAACCGGTTCTGATGCTAACACATCATCTAAATCTACAGTATTTAGTGGTATTGATTTAGAAACACCTCAAGTTAAAATAGATAACAACAATTACTTATCTCCAGTACCAACCGGAGCAACACAAGGTGGAAATACAGCATTTGCATTTGATGGTACGGTAAGTGTAGTTGGTGGTACTAATGCATTTGGATTTGAACTAACTGGTTCACTTTCATCTGATATGAACAAAAGACAATTTACAGTAGGTTTCCAAGGTGGATTTGATGGGATTGACCCAACAGTATCTATTGATTTAGGAACTTCTATATCAAGTGGTAACTCACAAGGGTTTAACTTATCAACTTCAACTGCAGTGGGTTCTGTTGCATATGTAAAAGCAATTGCATCAGTATCTAACCCAGATGATTTTGATATCAACTTGGTATCTGTACCTGGAATCGTAAGAAGACATCATTCTTATGTATTTGATAAAGCAGTTGATATGTGTGAAGCTAGAGAAGATTGTTTCTTCATTGGTGATGTAGTTGGAGCAGGTGATACCATATCACAAGCAATCGAACAAGGTGCAGCAATTGATTCTAACTATGTAGGTACATACTACCCATGGGTTAAAACAATTGATTCAAGAACTAACAAGTTAATTTCAGTTCCACCATCAGTATTGATGCCAGGAATATATGCTTCTAACGATGCAGTTGCAGCCGAATGGTTTGCACCAGCAGGTTTAAATAGAGGTGGTATAGTAGGTGCTATATCTGTACTAAACAGATTAACACACGCTGAAAGAGATGAATTATATGAAGGAAAAATTAATCCAATCGCTCAGTTCCCTGGAGAAGGTATCGTAGCATTTGGACAAAAGACTCTTCAAGATAAAGCATCGGCACTTGATAGAATCAATGTTAGAAGATTGATGATTAAAGTTAAGAAGTATATAGCTTCTACATCAAGATACTTAGTATTTGAACAAAATACTTCTACAACGAGAGGTAAATTCTTAAATACTGTGAATCCTTATTTAGAAGGAATACAACAAAGACAAGGATTGTATGCATTTAGAGTGGTAATGGACGAGAGTAATAACACACCAGATGTAATCGACAGAAATATATTGGCTGGACAGATTTTCTTACAACCAACTAAAACTGCTGAATTCATCGTGTTAGATTTCAATATCTTACCAACTGGAGCATCTTTTACGGCATAATTAATTAAAAATAAAAAAACCTTATATTTATTAATATAATAGGAGAAAAACAACATGGCAGAAGTATTAGAATTTAACGATATGTTTTATACCAATTTCGAACCAAAGATGAAAAATCGTTTCATCATGGAAATCGATGGTATCCCTTCATATCTAATAAAAACAGCAAATAGACCTTCAATTCAGTTTGAAACTATTACCCTAGACCACATTAACGTTAAACGTAAATTAAAAGGTAAGGGAGAATGGCAAGATGTAGAGATTACATTATTTGACCCAATCGTTCCAAGTGGAGCTCAATCAGTAATGGAGTGGGTGAGAACATCACACGAATCTATTACAGGTAGAGATGGATATGCAGATTTCTATAAGAAAGATGTACAAATCTACATGTTAGGACCAGTTGGTGATAAGATTGAACAATGGACTCTTAAAGGTGCATTTATCAACAATGCAGTGTTTAATGATTTAGATTGGAGTTCAAATGACCCAGCAGAAATCACATTAACATTATCTTATGATTATGCTATCTTAGAATTCTAAGAAAGATTGAATATATTAAATTAATAAAAGGTTCTCTTAGTGAGAGCCTTTTTTTTTCTCATTTTTTAAAAACTATCTATGAATAGATTGGTTACGTTTGGTTGTTCTCATACAGCTGGATCCGGATTAGAATTTAAAGAACAAAGTTGGACTCATGTACTTTCAGAAAAATTAGGATTATCACTAGTTAACACTGCAATACGTGGAAATAGTATAAAGAGTATATGTTATACATTTAATAACTTTAAATTTCAACCAAATGATACTGTAATAATATGTTGGGCTGTAGCTTCCAGGTATTCAGTAATATATGAAGACAATATACTTAATATACTTCCCAACTGTACTCTTCTTGTGAACAAATCTGGTAATGTACTTCATAATAATACAAAGGTATTACAAAAACACATCCAATATTATCACCATTATTATGATAAGTATGATTCGAAGGCATCTGCTGAAATATTTATAAAATTTACTGATTATTATTCTAAATTAAATAATATTAATTTAATACATACTTTTAATGATGATAAAACCAAACTTTTTGAGTTACAAAATAAAGTAATTGATAAACCTTTTTATAGTACATATTTTAAAAACTCACCATTGAGTCCTGATGGTGTACATGTGGGTAAAGAAGCTAATGCAGATTGGGCAGAGTATCTGTATTCAAAGATAAGAGGGGGAACTGTGTTAATTTAATACATTTTTTCTCGTTTTTTAAAAGTTATATATTTATATACGAACAAAATAAACAAAGTTATGGCAAAATATGATTTTCCAACGGAGGTAATAGACCTTCCATCTAAGGGTAAACTTTATCCCGAATCAAACCCATTATCAAAGGGTACAGTTGAAATAAAGTATATGACTGCCAAAGAGGAGGATATCTTAGCATCACAGAACCTTATTAAAAAAGGAGTGGTACTTGATAAATTATTCGAATCAGTAGTTGTAGATGCTGGAGTTGATGTAGGTGATATATTCATTGGTGATAAGAATGCTATTTTATTAGCAACACGTATCTTAGGATATGGTAAAGATTATCAAGTAGAGATGACAGACCCATCATCAGGAGAAAAGCAAAAAGTTAACATAGACCTTTCTAAGGTTCAAGTTAAGGAAGTAGCAGAAGATACACTAAATTCAGAAAACAGATATGAGTTTGATTTACCACTTGGTAAGAAAACAATTATATTTAGATTACTAACACATAAAGATGAAATTGATATTAATGCTGAAATACAAGCACTTAATAGATTAACTAAAGGTGATGTAGTATCACAAGATGTTACAACTCGATTGAGATACATGATTCAAGATGTAGGTGGTAATGAAGATAGAGCATATATTAATAATTTCGTAAAAAACAGTTTACTTGCTAGAGATTCGAGAGCTCTTAGGAAGTACATACAAGAGTTTACACCTGATTTGGATTTAAAATTCAACTTTATATCAGATGTAACCGGTGAGCAGGAGGCACTTGATATCCCATTTGGGATTGGGTTTTTTTACCCTTCCGAGTGATTACTCAATACAACTTCACAGTCAGATTTGGGAAATGGTTAACTATGGTAATGGATTTACTTGGTCAGAAGTTTACTTCATGCCAATCCATTGGAGAAATTTCTATTTCAAAAAATTACTAGAAGCAAAGAAAAAAGAAAAAGAAGAACATGATAAAGCCTCTAAGAAAAAAGGAGGTAGATCACCAAATGTAAATGTGAGGAGGTAATACTTCCTCACTTTTTTTTTGTCTTATATTTATATAAGAACAAATATATAGGATTGACAACATGGCTAAAAAAAACATAAACGAGGGATTGGGTATTAGTAAGTTTATCGGAGATTT